CGGAGTCTTGAGCCTTTGCTGTAATCTATTCTTTCGATTGCCATTTCTTGGTCCTTTGTTTAATTTACGAGAGTATTATACCGTAAATAGGGCCCTTTGAGAACCCCCTAAATCGTCACAGTTCGCAACTGGACCATAAAGGATCTAGATCTGGGTCTCTGTGCTAGCGGCTTGTAGCGGACGATTTAGGAAGTCCTTGGAGGGGTCTTGACCAGGGATCTGACCCCTAGAATAAGCCACTAGGAAAGCAGCATAGTTGATTAGGTCTTTAGCTGAATCTTCTACGGATTCGAAGTTAGGTACGTAAGATGGATCTAGCTCCATAGCTTCTGTAACAGAACGTAGCCTTAAGACTTTACCGTGGATGATATCGAGAATAGTCGATACGCCGCGTGGGTAGTAATCGGCTTGGACTATACGGGAGTTGGGGTTCTGATAGTCGTTAGATTTCTTAGCTTGGATTTCGGCACATTCTTGTAGTACCTTTAGTGATTCTTTCATAAGCGTTCTCCATTAACAATAGTATATTATACCACATCTTTAATGAAATGTACACCATCGTAGGTGTATATTCCTTGAAGGTGATAGTCAAGTGTTTCTTTGTTTCCTATAAAGACATATAGCTTTTCTGGATACTCCCTCCACTTATCTTTAGCAGCACTATCGCACCTTTCTAAAACATATGGGACATAGTGTTCTCCAGACGTAACCTTAACCTCTATAGATTTACCTCCCATTCTTACAGGTTCAAACAAATCTTTATAGGGTCTATCGTCATCGATATATCCCTCTTGCATAAGGTATACCTCAGCAGCAAGGCCGTACATCGAGGTCTCTACTATTTCTTCCATTGTTCTATTACGTCGAGTAGATTCCCTAGCGTATATCTGTGCTGATTCCTCGCGAGAGCGCTCGAGAAGAACCTTCGGATCTATATCAGTAGCAGCATTGAATTTCATTATACATTACAGTAAACGAACTCTATAGCCCGTTCAGCTTCCTTATCAAGTGGGCGAGAAGCATACCAATTACCAGTCTCAAGATCTAGCTCTTTACAAAGATCTACAACCTCTTGAACCGTAATGGGATACTCCTGTTTCAAAGCATTAGCAGATATCGATACCATAAGCTGATACATTTTGTGATACCAGCCGGTTTCTGATATAGACTTATATTCGCCTATTAGCTTCTTGTTCACAAATGGGCAGTCACGATATGATGTCCATCGAATGTTACGATTCTCCATCTGATCTTTACGATGCTGAATAATTTCTTTCTGCATATCTTCGGGGAGTCTATCGAATAGGGTGTTCCCTGACTTTTTAGTTGCAAACGGATACTTTAGTAAAAGTTCATTGACAGCAATATCATTACCATCATGACTGAAAATAAAATTGTTAGCACCAGCATAATTTGCAGGGATATAGTACATTCTTGATAGGTCTTTAGTTTGTCTATCTCCCATTGACTCAAGGTGGGTGTTGAGTGCAAACCAGAAGTGTTGTATTTTATCCGCTGCAATATGCTGGTCAAGACTGAAGACGAGTCTGAACTTTGGTTTATCAAGTGTAGAGCTCGCTGTAGAATAACAAATATATTTCCAGCTACCAACACGATCATTAAGAATATCACGCAAATTCTCCATAGTACAGTCAAGATCGTCTACATCAACAGCAGCCCAACCACCCCACTTTTCTACATTCTTATTGGCACGTGTTGTGTCTTTAATGTAGGTAGCTGGTGATATTAGCTGTGCAGACTTCTTGTCTTTTCTTTCTATCTTAGATAAGTCATAGAGGAGCTTTTCGAATTCGTTAAAATCCGAGCACTCCATATTCCTATGAGTCTTATTGTCCCAGATCGAATTAAATAGTGTGAGGGAGATATCCATGATTACCTTCGTGTGATGGTGCTTCCCAACCTTCTGGCTTCATAAGATCTGGTAAACCTAGTGGGTTAGGTCGACCAGGCTTAACACCAGGTTCTTTAGACATATTAGCAGCGTGGACACGATTCCATGCTTCGTCTGCATCGATACCAAATGCATCGAGCGTGCCAATAGCTACAACACAGAGATCGATTAGACCGTCTACAACTTCTTCATTGTCTGCTATATTATAAGCATTGGAAGTTTCGTCTAGTTCTTCCCGTAGGAATGCGATTCGAAAGCGTAAGAATTCAGCCAGAGCATCTTTGTCCTTGGCTGTAATCTTTTTAGCTACCCAATCATGTACACCAAACTTACGGTGCATATCATTTATATCTTGTACCCATTTACTTGTCATTCATATACTCCTTAATAATATAACTATTATACCATAGATTCACAGAAATGTACACCCTATCCAAAGAAAGATTCAAGGGTGTTTACTTCTTCGTGGGTCCAGCCAATACATTCGAGTATAGGAATAATAGGATCCAGGAATGTCTTTTCGAATTGTTTGTTGTAGTCTATATATTGTGTGAGTTGTAGTTCTGGCGGGAAGTACATAGGGAAAGAGATAACGTTTTCTCTAAGAGTGTTTGGGGTCTTAAGATAGCAAAACTTAATCTTTTCCCCATTCTTGATAAGTTCGTATTTCTTCTCCAAGCCTTTTTCTTTAACACACTTATTATATAGAAGACTGCCACGAACATGAATAGGGCATCCTTTAGTGTAGACCGTGCTGTTGCTTTTCCATTTAGTTATATCGTTAACTCCGCGAGGAAACGATACTTCTTCTGGAGGTAGGGTTAGGAAGTAGTCTTTAAAGTCTGCTATAGCTTTCTGTGTAGCAGGCTCTGAACCAGTTACAATTACTTTAAATATATCTTTGAGAGCTTTACGAACCTCTGCGGGGGTTGAAGACTTAATAGCTTCGATGCCCATAATCTTAAGCTTAGGCTCGGCATATTGTACACCTTCGTTATTGTGTACGTTAAGGATGTAGCGTTTCTTAGCCTGCCAAATACCAATATCGGCTATAGCTTCTCGATCCATAACCATACGGTTATCATAGGCATTTGTTATCTTAGCAAGGCTTCCATAGGATCGTTCGAATACTGGTTCGAAATGCTCAGAGCAGATCTTATCGAGAAATGCAACTGGGTCAATAGGGTCAAACTTGTCAACCAGTTTTCCAAAATTAACATAAACAGAATCAGTATCGATGGCAATAACATAATCAGCGTCCTCGGTTCCAAGTATTTTATTCATTTCAGCATTGACTGCTTTTTCTGCCCAGCGGATAGCTAGCTGGCCGGTTAGGGTAATACCTTCTGCTACACGTAAATCGAAGTAGCGGAAGTATGCGTTTCCGATAGCACCATAGAGGGAGTTAAGTAGAATCTTAATAGCCATCTGGCGATTTTCCAGTTGGTTGATCTCTCTTTCTAGCTTAATCGAAGGTTCTTTTTCATATGCCTGCTTAGCTGCAAGCATTTTATTTTTAACTTCTTTACGTTCGTTATAGTAGCTAACAATAATACTCGGAAGTACACCTTGTTTCTCGTTAGTGTAGGTAGAGCCATTAGCTGCAACAGAATGTTTCGAGTTAACCTTATCGGTCTTTTCCAAGTAATAGTCTACGCCGGCTTCTTGTACTTCGGGCTGGAGTGTTTCAGGTGACATATTATATTGGACAATAAGGTTAGGATACAGAGATGCAAGGTCGAATGAAACCACCCAATCATGTAAGCCGATGTGTGGTGCTTTAACGTAGCCGCCTGCAAACGATCGGGTCTGCTTAGGTTCCATAGGTGGTGGTACTACCTTACGACGCTTAAGCTCACGGAATACAATTGAATCCCATATAGCAGTTGTTCCCATAGTGTCTGAGTAGTTTACGCCACCCTTATATGCTATGGTCATAGCCAAAGTAATTAGACCCATCTTTTCTTCGAAGCGATCGATAAGCTCTACGTCTTTGATGTTATAGTCAATAAACTTTTGGTGATCTTCTTTGTATAGGGTATAGAGCGAACCATATTCTGAGTAGTCGACTTTACGTTCACCTAGGACTACGTGAGCAATATGGTCTAGCTTATAGGATTCTTGAGCACCGTACGAGTAGCCGAACTTTTGAAATAGATCGAGATAATCCATTTGCTGAACGCCAGATATATCGTAGGTGTCCATCTGCTTACCCTTGATAGCGATCTGCTTATATTGGACTAATCCCCAAGGACTAAGTTGCTTAGCAGTATCTTCACCAAAGACACGACCGATACGATTAACGATGTAAGGGATATCGAATAGTCGTGAGTTCCAACCTGTTACTACGTCTGGGCAGTTTTCTTCGCGAGACCACCAATTAAGGTAGTTAGTTAGCAGTTCACGTTCTGAAGAACATTCGGTATAGTCAATCTTAATTTTATCGCCGTGCTCTGATTCAGCGACAGAATATTTACCTAATCCCCAGACGTGATAGATGTTGTCTACGTTATTCTTTACACAAATAGCATTGATTGGCTTTAAGGCATCTTCAGGATAAGGGAAGCCGTCGTCTGACTCCACCTCGATATCAATAGAGCAAACGTTTATGAAAGGGCGATTAAATACCAATTCATCGGGAAAGGTCTCAGTAATATATTGGTGAATATAGTTTTGTGTACCATATACCTTAAAGTCAGAGACGTCTTTGTAGCGGTCTGAGAACTCCTTAGCGTCACGCATGGAGTCAAAGATCATAGGAGCCACATCGCGACCGTCGATAGACTTCCAACCAAGTTCTTTATTTGATGGGATGTAAAGCGTAGGCTTAAACTTTACTTTTTTCTGGACACGACGTCCGGAATCATTGTAACCACGGTACAGGATAGAATTCCCGTACCGTGCAACTGAAGTGTAAAAACTCAAAGTGTATCTCCATTTCGATAATATAGTCTATTATACCACAGTTTCAAGCGAGAGTAAACCCCATTATAAAATAATACTCTTATCAGGTGTTACAATAGTTTGATTGATAGAGCGATATTGTTCTTCTAGTCCAGGTACTGGGTTAGTTACAAAGCCAACCATAGCATCCTTAATAAAAGTAGTCTCTTCTCCAATCGTAGTATAGGGCATCATGTTCATAATACCTACACCGTTTTCAGTTGGTACTAGCATACCAGGCTTTTCTACCTTCCAGCCACCTTCAACTTCTTTGCCAAAACATATAACTTCTTCGCCCGAAAACAATCGTATAACTTTCACGTCCATTTTAATTTCTCTTCTCATTTATATTTAATAGGTAATTTGCTTTAGAAAGAACCCACGGATCTCTAATTGGTAGATCAAACCCGCTAGAGGCATCCCAATTTTCAAATGCATAATCAAATCTATCTGAATAAGCATTTGGATGTTTTTTCATTAGCTCTTGTAATTCCTTTGCCCAGTCATCCCAGAGATTATCGTCAATAATATTCTGATCAAGGACATAGTATATACAGGAGTGTATCATAACATTAAGTCGGCGTCTTTTAATAAGGGCACCAACCTCTGTATCCGGATTAGGAAAAACATAGCGGGTTCGATCTACCATAATATTAGTCTTCAGTCAATAGTTCTTG